GAAGACAGAACGCAATAGTACACAGGTGTTAGAAGCCGCAATGAAGCTTGCCCCTGTAGACAAGAACTTTCTGATGAATCCGAATGACCGCACGAAGATGCAGAAGATGAAGCGGTCAGTTGAGGATCAGGTCGTATCGAATTTAGGTTTAGCATCGAAGGAGATGCTCGATAACATTTATACACTTGCAAAGAATGCAGAGAGCGAGAGTGTACGCCTGAAGGCAAGCATGGATTGGTTGGATCGGGCAGGATTCAAGCCGATTGAGAAGGTTCAGCATTCGACTGTAGCGCGCTCGCTAGAGCAGATTGAAGCAGAGTTAGTATCAATGCTAGGGCGCGATACTGCTGACTTATTGATAGGCAAGCGCAAGATTGTAAACAGGCAGGATGTAGCAGAAGCGGAGGTTGTAAACTAATGCCATTAGGGACAAACACAATAGCGCGCAGGAAGCACTTACGGGCGAGGGAACATGTTTGGTTAGACACAGGTGGTTTTTCTGGTGGAGTGCTAATAGACGAGCATAGGAACAGATATGAGCGTGCTTTTGATAAGGTTGATGAGCATTCTGACACTCAGGAGATAGCTGATGCCCCGTTAATAATGCAGCATGAATATTATGCAGCGAGAGAAGGATATTATAAACATTCGCCAGGGCCGCGTGTAAGTGATCTGACTATTTCAATTTACAAAAACAATCCTAAAGGCGCAAAAGAACAGATAGCACGCGAAACGGATTTCTCTATTCGTGCTGAGCGCGCTAGAGCGTGGTTTAGCATCATGGAGAGAATTGCCCGATTCCGAGGTGAAACGAAGTCACCGACAGTTTTAACGCTACCAGGAGAGTAAATTGAACCAAGTCTTCCACAACTGGATCAAGCGTTTCAGGACGAAATCGAAGCCTGCGAAAAGGATATACAAGCGCGCGGAGAATAAGCGTGCATGCAGGGAGGCGCAATGATTTTAGACCGAGCTTCGGGTGCGCTCACAGATGAGACTTTACGGGATCAGGTAGCAAACCTGCTTGCAGAGCGTTCAGAGATCATAGACACAACGAAACTGAGTGCCTATTCACCGTATGATTACCAGCGCAAGTTTCATGCAGCACGCGATGAGACAGGCGAGCTAGCACGCCAGCGCATGTTGATGGCCGCAAACAAAGTTGGAAAGACTTACTGCGGCGCGTGCGAGATGGCCTTTCATTTGACAGGTCTTTATCCTGATTGGTGGAAGGGGGTCAAGTTTGATCGTGCAATTCTGGCATGGGCAGCAGGAAACACTGCATACAACACGCGCGATATAGTCCAGGCCGAGCTTTTAGGGGAGCCAGGAGATCCTGAAGAGTATGGGAAGGGCGCGTTGCCTCGCGAGTTGATAGTACGCACAGATCGCACTCCAGGGATACCTAATGGATTGTCAGCAATTGTGGTCAAGCATATATCTGGAAAGAACAGCAAGCTCTTCCTGAAAGCATACGAACAGGGGAAGCAGGCATGGATGGGAAAAGCAGTTGATGTATGCTGGCTCGATGAGGAACCCCCGCAGGACATATACTCGCAAACACTGCGTGCGACCTTGAAGACAGGAGGATGCACGTACATGACATTTACGCCTGAGAGTGGTGTTACCGATGTTGTGAGTCAGTTCTTGAACGAACTGAGGCCTGGGCAGGCACTTTTTCATGCGACTTGGAATGATGCAGAGCATTTAGATGAAAAGATTAAAGAAGAGATATTATCAGCGCTTCCACCGCATGAGCGTGAGATGCGTTCCAAAGGCGTGCCGATTCTTGGAAGTGGTCTTGTTTTCCCTGTACCAGAGGATCAGATCGTGGTTCCCAGCTTCACGATTCCAACGCATTGGGCGCGCATCAATGGTATTGATTTTGGGTGGGATCATCCTAGTGCTGTTGCCTTTCTTGCTCATGACCGTGACAACGATTGTGTTTATATTGTGGATGCACATAGTCAGTCGGCAGCAACTCCAGTGGTGCATGCACAGGCTATCAAGGATCGTGGATCATGGATACCAACTGCATGGCCGCATGATGGCATGCAGGCAGACAAGGGTTCAGGAACTCCGCTTGCAGCTCAATACCGCCGTCTGGGAGTTGAAATGTTGGGTTCGCACTTTGAAAATCCTGATGGTGGGATCACAGTAGAACCAGGGATTATGGAGATGCTAACACGGCTTCAATCAGGTCGTTTGAAGGTGTTCAATCATCTTGACAAGTGGCTTCAGGAGTACCGTCAGTATCACCGCCAGGATGGAAAGATTGTAAAGAAACACGATGATCTCATGAGTGCAACACGCTACGCGCTCATGTCGCTGCGTTATGCCCGCACGCTTTCGTTTGAACCGAAGCCGGAGTTTGCAATTGGCGCGCAGGATTGGCAACCCTTTGAGACACAACTAGCATCATGAGTTTACTTACCCGCATTTATGATTTGAAGTCGAAGCATAAGACTGCTTCAGGAAACATTGCTAAAGAGAGCGCGCTTATTCAGGGGCTTACTCCGAAGATGGAAAAAGCGGAAAAAGCATACACGAAATTCCAGAAAGGTGATTATGCAAAGGCATCAGAAACCTTCACGAGTACAAGCAGGTCTTTTGTAGAGACTTATGGAGCTGCATCAGATTTAGAGACATTTGATGCCGGCTTTGAAAATGCAGACGACTTGAAGGCCTTCTATGGAGATATTTATGAGACACACATGGGGGGTCAGTGGGACAAATTCAAGAAGACTTCAGGTTTTAAGGATTACGCAATGTGGAAGAACTATATTGCGAGCGGAGGCGGGCGGTTTATGGAAGAGATTTACAACCGTGCTGCACAGGGGCGTGCAGATTATGATGCACTGGTCACGAAGTCAATGGAATCAATGGACGAAGTAGTAGGGACTGAAGAAAAGGAAGGCACGATTGGGAGGACAGGTAAAGCATACCAGACTGCATCAGACCAGCTTCAGACTTATTATGATACTTATACTGGCTACAAAGATGACATAGATGAAGCCAGCAAGCGGATGCTAGGTTATGGTGCTTCGCAGCACGAGATCCAGGGGATGATGTCGAGCGCACAGCACATGTATGGACTATCAACAGAGCAACGTAAAACCGGCACGCGCGGAAGTGCGCGCAGGCGTTCAATGTTAACCAGCCGATCAGGCTACGCATAGGAGGTTATTATGTTTGAAAGTTTTGTAAATTGGGCCAGTAAACAGTCAGGCTTCAGTGATGCTTGGAGTGGAGGCAACTGGAAAGATCGTGTGCCAGATTTTAAATTTATCCCTTCAGACATGCCGGTATGGAGAGGGTCGAGTGAAATCGATAAGCTAGGAGGAGGAAAGTGGCGTGACCGATTCCCTGATCTCTCAGGAACTCCGAATCTTGGGTCACCTAATTACCCAGAAATGGGTGATAAAGGCGCTTTGTCCTGGTTATCAGACAAAACAACGGAAGGGTTAACAGCATTAAGTTCACCAGGCTCAGGGTTGCATCGTTTGGGAACAAATGTGGAGGCAGTCTGGAAAGGTATTTATGAAGGAGTTGAGTACCCTGAAAGAACCTGGAATCAATGGCGCAAATTAGATTTAGCAAACACAGGCGCTCCAAGCAGTGATGATACCTCCACTGCTTCATCCCCAAGCAGTAGTTCTACCGTCACCACTACTACAACTGGTGGTGGCTCAGGCACAGCAGAAGAAGAACGCGCACGCTTAGATGCAATTCGGAGGATGCTAGCAGGAAGATATGGCCGTGCAGAAACCAATCTCACTGGCGGCTCTGGATATGGAACAGGACAAGCAAGAGGTTTAGGTGGAACAGTCTGAACAAACCGAGCGTGATTTTGTCACGGAACTCGTACAGGAATTTCAGGAACTAGAGTCAGACCGTCAGAACTGGGAACATTACTGGCAGCAGGTTGCCGAGTACATGATTCCAAGGCGTGCTGATTTTATTTCCAATTACTCCCCTGGAGAGAAGCGCCGTTCCAAGATATTTGAAGGAACTGGCGTGCGTGCGCTTACGCGTTTTGCAAGTGGCATTCACAACACGCTCACGAATGCTAGCATGCCGTGGTTTCGGTTATCAGTAGAACCTGAACTGATGCAGGATCGTCAAGTGCAGTTGTGGCTTGAGGAAGCCCAGCGGCGTGCTGCCGAGATGTTCAATAAGCCGGAAGCAAACTTTCATCCTGCCGCACACGAGTATTACAGTGATCTTGGTGCATTTGGAACAGGTGTGATGATGGTTCATGATCAGCCTGGAGTGGGGCCGATGTTCCGTGCGTTTCATCTAGCAGAGTGTTTCCTGCAAGTGAACTACTTAGGGCGTGTGGATACGGTCTACCGCAAGGTCAAGATGACTGCAAAGCAGCTTGTTGAAGAGTTCGGTATGGAAGCAGTTGCAGAGAGTGTGCGTAAAGCATTCACTGAAGGAAAGCAGTACACGAAATATGACTGTCTGCATGTTGTCAAACCACGTAAGGAGCGTGCTTACGGACAAGCCGGCGCAGATAATATGCCGTACATGAGTGTCTACATCTGTCCGTATGATGAGAAGCATGTCGTTAATGTTTCAGGATATGAAAATCTGCCGTACGTTTGCAGCCGCTGGGAGAGGAACAGTCAAGAAATATACGGGCGCGGGCCAGGAATCGAGGCACTCGCAGATGTTAAAATGTGTAATAAAATGGAGGAGTTAGGGCTGAAGGCACTCGCCAAGATGACTGATCCACCGTTGATGGTTCCTGATGATGGTTTTCTGTCTCCAATCCGCACGACCCCTGGAGGGTTGAATTTCTTCCGTGCAGGACTTTCACCAAATGACAGGATCATTCCTTTGGAGACACGCGGGCGGCCTGATCTCAACGAGAACAAAATGGCAATGGTCAAAGACTCGATCAACAAAGCCTTTTATCTCGATATGCTGGAGTTGCCTGGGCCGGTTGCACCAGATGGTGATGTTCTCAGATTCAGTGCTACCGAAGTCAATCAACGCCAGCGGGATCGGCTTTCGATTCTGGGGCCGATTGTAGCACGGCAGGAAGTCGAGTTTCTGGGGCCACTTGTGGAGCGCACCCTGAACATCATGATCAAGAACAACATGATGCCGGAGCCTCCAGAAGCACTCATTGAAGCAAACTTCAATATTGAGTACACGAATCCTGTTGGGATCTCGATGCGCACCGGCGAGTTGACATCGATAAACACGTTGATGCAGTTTCTGACACCAATGGCACAGATCGACCCGAATATCTTACGAAGGCTTGACATCGGGCGTGTGGCAACGCTTGCAGCAGAGATCCTCCGTGTACCTCCAAGTGTGTTTAAAACAGATCAGGAGATGCAGGAAGAGATGGAAGCAGAAGCAGAACAAATGGCACGCCAGCAACAGCTACAGGAGCAAATGGCAGTCGCACAGGCGAACAATCTTATTTCAATGGCAGAGCGCAATCGCTCTCAAGCACAACTAGCAGATGCTAAAGCGGCAGGAGAAGGAGCGTAAAGCTCTATACGAAAGAGTTTTTGAAACAGAAGATGGCAAGCGCGTGCTAGAGAATTTATGCACACGCAACTTCATCTTCTCACCGTGCATAGTCCCTGGAGATCCATACTATACGCACTACAATGATGGCCGGCGTTCTGTAATTGCAGACCTTCTAAGCTATCTTAATATCAGTACCTCAGAACTGGAACGCATGGAGCGAGAATCCTATGAGCGAAGAACAGACGATTTCGACAACGAATACTGAAGCACCGCCGGAACCTAACACCATTTTAGGTGGTGGAGGTGAACCCGAAAGTGCTGCTGGTTCCCTAGCATTTGATCCTGACAGTCTTCCAGGCGAGCTTGCCAACGAGCCGAGCCTGCGTAACTTCGACAGTATTGAGAAGCTAGCAAAATCATACGTTCATGCTGTACGCAAGTTAGGCGCGCCTGGAGAAGAATTGGTGCGTGTCAACAGCGAAACAGACAAGGACGAAATATACAATCGACTAGGGCGGCCTGAAGATCCAGGTGGCTACGAATTCGATGGTGAAGTACCAGATCATTTCCGTGAAGCATCTCACAAGATTGGTCTTAACAAGGATCAGGCACGCGATCTTCTGGGTTATATTGCTGATCAGAACAAGCAGCATTCCGAGGGCATGCGTGAAAACTATGAGAAGGAGCAGGTTAATTACCAGCAGTCGCTTCAGAAGGAATTCGGAGATGATTATAATAAAAACGTGGAGCTAGCACGGCGCGCGTTTCTCCAGTACGGAGATGCTGAAACCGTCAAGTTTCTGGAAGAAAGTGGTCTTGGAAATCATCCAGGCTTAATCAAGACTTTCAGTAGAATCGGGAAATCATTGTCTGAAGATAATTCTCTGCTTTCAGGTGCAGGCGAGAACCTTGGCGGGATGACACCTGTTTCTGCACAGTCACGGCTTTCTGAATTACGTGCCGATGCTGAATTCATGAAGGAATATAATGATGCATATCATCCGAAGCATGGTGAAGCAGTAAAACGCATGTCTGATCTATATGAATATATGCACTAGCATGAAGATGCTATAATAAAACAAAACGATTTCATCCACCTTGCTTGCCAAGCAAAGCTTGAGGATAACGCGCGAGCGCCCAGGTAGCTAGCAGGCCGGAACCCCACTGTTCGGGATAACTCCAAATTTGTGCAAGGGATTTGAACCTTTGACATTGGAGTTATTCTATGTCCACGCAGATAACAACTGCGTTTACCAAACAATATGCCGATAACGTGTCGCTGCTTGTGCAGCAACAAGGCAGTCGTTTGCGTAACGCATGCCGGCTTGAAACCGGCAAACGTGGCGAAGAAGTTTACATGGAAAGGATTGGTTCTACAACGGCACAAGTTGTTACCTCTCGCCATGCAGACTCTCCGCTGATTGACACCCCACATGACCGTAGGCGTGTAACGCCGATCTCGTATGATTGGGGCGATATGATAGACGATGCGGACAAAGTTCGCATGCTGATCGATCCCACTTCTCCTTACGCAGTCAACGCCGCGTATGCAATGGGAAGAGCAATCGACAGTAAAATAATCACAGAAGCACTCGGAACTGCATACACCGGCAAATCTGGAACTGGCACGCAGGCTTTAGGCTCCGGCCAAAAGGTTGCAGTCGATTTCCATACCTATGACGGTGCAACAGGTGATGTAGGCTTGTCTGTTGGTAAACTTCTGGAAGCACGCCGGATTTTAGGTGCGGGCGAAGCAGATGATTACGATATGGGCGGGCGACCTAATCTGTTCCTGGTTGCCAATTCTTTGCAGTTAGCAAAGTTACTGGCTGATTCCAGTTTTGCTTCTGGTTCTGCTGCCGGTGGTGTAAGTGCTGCCAGTGCAGACTATAACAGTGTCCGCGCGCTGGTCAGTGGCGAGATCAACACCTTCATGGGCTTCCAGTTCATCAGGTCTGAGCTTATCACCACAGACAGTGCTAGCGACCATCAAGTAATCGCCTTCCATCGTGATGGACTTGGCCTTTGCATTTGGGATGACATCCGCGCACGGATTACCGAGCGCGCTGACAAGCGATTTTCCACTTATGTTTATTTTTCCATGACCATCGGTGCGGTCAGGTTGGAAGAAGAGCGAGTGGTTGAGATTGCTTGCGATCCTTCTTAACCCCTAGCCACTAAGGAGTCTTATGGCAAATCTGTTTGGTGTTAATTACACCACACAAGACCCTGTTGGGGCTGGAGATACTACCGGCACGGTTCCTGCCGCTGTTGATGTAGCCGAATGGGGCGGGCGAGTACGAGTGTGCTATGACAGCTATACGGCTGATGGCGCAACCGGCACAACTGATGTGCTTTATCTGGGCAAGGTTCCAGCAAATGCAACATTGCTTTATGGTGTGCTTCAGCATAACAACTCAGGTTCTTCCACGTATGCAATTACAGTGGGAGCAACCACGATGCGCGCGGCTGCTACGGCAACCATTAGTGTAGCGCATCTTTTTGGTGCTGTTGCTGCTGGGACAAAAACCACAGCATTGTCGGATGTGAAAATCACTCTTGGAACTGCTGCGTTAGCAGACACCAAGACGGTCAAGTGTATGATTTATTACACTGTTGACTGACACGCAACATGGCAAGCGTAGTTGATATTTGTAACATCGCTCTGAGCAATCTGGGCGACCAGAAGATATCCAGCTTGTCAGATACCAACGAGAGGGCGAGGCTCTGCAATCTTCGTTATAACGATGTAAGAGATGCAGTCCTCCGCTCTCACACATGGGCCTGTGCTGTCACGCGCACGCTGCTAGCTCAGTCGGACACTGCACCGACCTGGGGCTTTGATTATGCGTATCCGCTGCCCAGCGACTGTTTGCGAGTGCTAGATGTTGAAGATTGGGACGAACCTTATCGAATAGAGAACGGTTCAATCGTCACTGACTCAACAACATTGAAGCTCAAATATATTAAACAGATAACAGACCCTAATGAATTTGACGCGCTCATCATTCAAGCGCTAGGTTTGCGGCTCGCATCTGAAATTGCTGAGTCGCTTACCGGCCGCCCTGAGTTGCGCGACAATCTTTTTGGAAAGTATCAATCTGCACTAGCAGAAGCACGCTCAGTAGACTCAGCAGAGCGCGCTTACGTTGACACACTCTGGAGTGATGTTTTTATTGAAGCGAGGCTCTAAATGGCGCGCGTTCAAAGCGTTCAAACCAGTTTTGCAGATGGGCAGATCAGCCCACGTATGCAGGGTTATGTCGATCTCCCTTCGTATCGTTCCAGCCTAAAAATCTGTCAAAATTACATTCCACTTCCTCAAGGATCGGTTGCACGCCGGCCTGGGACTTTCTACACATCGCGTGCGAAGGATAATGGAGCAGTCAGGTTAGTTCCATTCAACTTTGGCAGCGGTCAGAGCTATATCCTAGAGTTTGGTGCAAGCTACATCAGGTTTTATCGTGAAGATGCAATAGTCACGACTGATGTGACCACGATTTCCAGTGTGAATGCTAGCACCAACACGATCACGCTAGCATCTGGCACTGCACTCAGCGTAGGTGATGACATCTACTTTTCATCCTCTGGATCGCTTCCGAATGGGCTGCTTGCAAGCCAGCGCTATTTCATAAAGACCAAAAGCACCAATGATGTCACGCTTTCGCTAGCAGACAATACGATAGGTGCAGCGTTTGATCTAAGTGCTGCTTCAGGCTCCGGCACTCATACTGTCCAAGCACCACTTGAGAAGACCACAAGCTACACAGTCGGCCAGATTGATGATCTTTACTTCACACAATCTGCTGATGTCCTCTTCATTGCACATCCAAACCATGCGTTTGCAGAACTCAAGCGTGTGAGCGACACCAGTTGGACACTTGCTGATCTGACTTTAAAAGATGGGCCTTACCTGCCACTGAATACTGAGGATACCACGCTTCTAGTTGAGCAAAGTATTTCAGTAGAGACTG